AAATATCATTAAAAAAATCTTGCCAGAACTTCTGAACTTGATCTTGATATTTCTTTGCTTGTTCTGGTTGATCTTTTAAAAACTTTTCTACTTGTACTTTCCATTCAGCATAAGTTGGAATTTCTAAATTATTTAATCGTTCTACAACTCCAAAATAAGACCAAACACCTAAACCAACTGCTGCCACAATGGACAGTAGATTACGCATAGGCATAGAAATTGCTGTATTATCTGATATTTTCATTACTCTAACTTAGCGTCTATGCTTTTTTTAAGTTCTGCTCTTTCCTTTTCAACTTCTTTTAACTGTTCTTTTAATTCTTCACTATCAGGATTTTCTCTTACAAGTTTTTTAAGTTCATAATATTGTTTTGTAAGTTCACGATACTCGTTTGTATCTATTCGTAAGTAAATTTGTTCTTTTATGCTTTGAACTTCTTTGGCATCAACATATCTGTCATCAATAAACCAGATACCAGTAATGAAAGTTATAATAAGAGCAACGCTACCTAATGTTCTAAATATTCTCATTTGGTTTAAAAATCTCCCCTTGGCCACCTAATCCTAAATTCATTGTTCTGTACTAAATCCTTTTTCTTTATGTAATTCAACTACCAATTTATATTTTGTTATGGTAGAAGCAGTAGAAACTAAAACATCTCCTGTTGGATTTATTAAAGTATCTCCTGTGTCACCTTGTTTAATTTTACCTTCATCCGGTTTTAGTCCATAATTTCCACGACCAGATATAATCTTAGCTTCTTCATCGGTTTCAGCGTCAAAGTAAAATGTCAAATTCCCAGAACCGAGAATTTCATAATGAATATTTGCAATAGACAAGTTTGGACTTGCTGTTGCGTCTAATAATTCTGAAGCGTCTAATAAAACACCTTTAGTTTCATTACCAACACCAGACGCTGATATAATAGTTTTAAAACTATCATCAGCTAATTGTGTAGCTGATATAGTCATAATTAACTTCTAGGCGATCCTACAGCAGAAGCTTGAACATTACCACTTGAAGTTAACTCATCTGTTGGACCTTTTTCAACTATAACTGTATCACCAGCAGCGTGTAAATAAAAAGTACCTAAAGTAGCAGCACCGCCTGTTGTTTTTACAGTAATTGTATTTGTTCCAGCAGTAGCAGTTATTCTTACAAAGTGTGCTTGACCGATGTCATTATCGGATAACGTTCCAGCAACTAGTGCGCCTTTGCTTATAAATGTTTGTGCCATTTTATTTTTACCTTTTTAAAATTGTTAAAGTTTCCTTATCAAAATATTTCATAAGGTCCTTAATTTTTACATTAAATTTGTCTGCAGCCTTCCTTACATTAAGTTCAAAGTCTGCAATAACGTCAGCGTCATCATCCGCATTACGAAAAATCATATCAACTGCTCGTTTTAATCTAGGCGTTAATTTATTATATTGCCTAGTTCGTTTGTAATCATTTCCTTCAGTTATTAAATCTTCTTTTAACTGATTAAGCTTTTTCATCACTCGGGACCTCTTCAACAGGTTGTTGAACAATCGTTTTAGCCACATCAACTTTCCTGTCATCAAGAGCTGCGCCAACTTTATCTGCTAAAGCATTTTTAACAGCTGCTTGGGCAGAATCGTTATCGCCTTTTCCTAGTGAATCTACAAATTTTTTAATATTTTCATTACTCATTGTTATTATTTATATCCTCTTCTCCCTGATTTTGTTCAGGTTCTTCTACTTTTTCAATTTCCATTTGTTTATCTTGTTTATCAATATCTAGTTCCGTTTGTTTTAACAAGTTTGTTCTCACATACTCATTTGAGAAATACTTACCAATATATGGTTCTACTTCTCTTACAAGAGCAACTCTTTCTCTCATTATCTCAGCATTCTTTAATTCTGCAAAGAATCCATCTTGTAAAAATGTATATGTAATTTGTTGTTGCAAAAGGTCCCATTCTTCTATTGAAATAACACCCTTTAGAACTAATTGTGTTTTTAATAAATCGTGGAATAACATTGTAAATTTCTTTCTCAATCTGCCTACAAATTTAGTAAATTTTAATTCATCTCTACTAATTTCAGCTGCACGACCCATATTAAAACCTTGTCCACTTTCTAATCTACTAATTGGAACATTTAAAGAACGATAAAGTTTTTGTTTAAAATATTCTATGTCTGCAATCTCTCCTAGATTTTGTCCGCCTGGTAAAGTAGTAATTTCAGTTCCTCTACCACCTTCTCTACGAGGTAACCAAAAGTCTTCCAACATAGACATATAATTTCTATCATCTCTTATTTCACCTGTACTTGCGTCATAAACTAATTTGTTTCTATATCGGGACATAATATCTCTTAAATATTGTTCCGCTTTTATTTTAGGTAAGTTACCTACATCAATATAGAATATACGTCTTTCAGGTGCTCTTGCTATTCTGTATATAACAACAGCATCCTCAATCATACGTAATTGATTAACTGGTTTAATCGCCTTATGTAAATAAGATAAGACCATATTTTTTTGTTGGTCTACTAAACCTGATGGACAATATGTAATTGAATCAGGTGCGATTTTAATACCACCCATATTACTAGCAGCTGTTGGGTGTATTCCTCTTTCATTAAACATATAAAATTCATTGAACTTTCCTGCAGCTGTAAATGGCATACCAGGAACAGGCATTGATACACCTCTTTTCATCTCACGTACTTTTTTAATTTTACGTGGGTCAATGTATCTTAATTCTGTTAATCCTAATCTTGGAG